CTGCAAAAGAATTGGCCAAAGCGCCAGGTTATCCGAATGGGTGCCTACCGTGGAATTGTGATGCCGTCTTTGGCCAGAGCAGACACTAAATTCGGACAGTCCTGGCTTCGTACAGCAGAGCGTTGGGGGGTTGAGTTTGAGACACCGCTTGAGGCAGCGCTAGCAGTCATGCATCCTACCGGAAATAGCTTTCTCGATTGCTCACTGCTGCATGGAAAGTTTCCAATGCTGCGCGATCGGTTCTGTACTGACGAACTGAAAATTCAGATAGCGTACGAAAAAGTTATGCAGCCAATGCTTGATGACGGCGACGTCGTAGTGCAGTGGTCTGGCGTTCGTGCTGACGAATCATCAAAGCGCGCCGGGTATGAGCGATTTTCCAGTGACCGTCGTGACCCCGACTTCCTCTACAATTTTCTGCCTATCCACAAGTGGACTGCAGCTGATGTATTCGCTGCGCATAAGCATTTTGGCATCAAAGCTAACCCGTTATACACTCAGGGAGCCGCACGTGTGGGCTGTATGAACTGCGTGCTCTGCAACAAAGAAGAAATAGCGGAGACTGCCGCGCGCTGGCCAGAACATATCGACAAGCACAAAGAATGGGAGCTGAAGGTTCGCCTTACATCACGCTGGGTTCATTGGATGAGTGTTGGTGAGATAAGCCAGCGTTGGATGAAGCAGTTCGACCTGCCACTTGGCAGACATGTCCAGTTATATGGGCTTGAACCAGATGTGCAACGTATTGATTGGTCTGGGTTCTACGGGCCACGAGCCAACCTGAATGCTCCAGGGGTTGATGATGTAGTCGAATGGGCAAAAACAGGTCGCGGCGGGAAAGTATACGACTTGGTCAAAGCCAGTCTTGATACCGAAGTTTGTTCGTCACGATATGGATTGTGTGAGTGAGGAAGGCGTTTAATCCAACAGCTATCCTTTTTGATTTTTAATAAAAACTGAAATCTACGGCACTCGATAATAAAAAGGAGTGATTCTATATTAAATAGCGTCATGACCGAAGGTGTTGCAAAACCGCTAAGGAGCGGTTTTGCAAGCCCTACGTTAGGATAAGATATTCTTCTGTATTGTTTTGATGTTTTTTGCGCTTATTTTTAATATTTTCTTTTGCTTAATGGACCATATTTTATTGGATAAAATAGGTCCTGACATATGTAGGTTTTTAGTTGTTACTCTTTTTATTGCGCCGCTTAGGGATTGGTTTAAATTTGTTAAGGCATATAAGACTATGTCTGTGTATAAATCCCAGCCTATAGGTCTAAAGAGGATGTGCCCCCCTGTCTCGGCGTTTCTATAAAAGCCAGGGGTGTGCTTGTTATCAATTACGTTCCTCAATTCACGACATGCCTCGAAAGTCGTAGAGTAAAAATCAAACACGAACTGATATAAATCGATGTGGTTTTTAAATCGGTATTTTTCTAGTTCAATTATTTTGACGCCTAACTTATATGCGACCAATTTCTGGACGTTATCGTAAATGTTTACAATGGATGTGATGCTGGTCTTGTCTCTGACCGGTCCGGTATTGAAGGAAATGTTATTTTCATTAAAATAAATAAAATCATCTGATTCAATAAGGCGTCTAGTGATACAGGCAGCGATGTCATCCTCATCCAGTGCTATAATTGTATCCTTGCTTACTAGTTTTGCTTTTTTATTAAGGGTGGTAAACAGTCGTCTAGATTTTATTTTTCCCTCTGGTGTGTTTTTATGTGCGACAATTATTACATTGATAAGTTCGTCAGATATGTTTGCATTGAATTGCAATGCATCCTTTATACCAGCCAAGCGATGCTGGCCATCAAGGGCGAAAAACTTTTCATCTCTGGTTATCGATAGGAAACCAATGCAGTTGCCTGCATATTCTGGAAATTCTAATGATGATGCTTCTTCGTTATTGGGAGTGATATCTCCAATTTCGTGCCAGTTAGGATCTCCATCATAAACAGCTACAACTAATGAATTAAAAAAACGGTCATCATTTTCAACTAAATAACGTGATATTTCTTTTGCTCTATCTTCATTTAATTCTCTCTGTATCTTGCCGGATAGCTTTTCTATTTGATGGAGTTCTTTGGCGAAACCAATTAGTTCAGCAGCATCTGAAAGTCTCATCATGCAGCTATAGGTAATCCAGCTACCCATATAGCCTCTTAAGCATGGTAGCACCAAACGTTTGTTCATATGATTCTCGCCCCTCTTAATAAGCTACGAACTCTTGCTGAAAAATCCCGCTGGCAACAGGGTGGAACAAAAATATCTGCTAGTGCAGATTCGACATCACCCGTGGATTCACCTGTCGGTAATGTTGCGTAGTAGTAATAAAGATGTTCACTGAAATACTTTATGAGTTTTTTAACTCTGGGTCTATCTCTAAATCCAGACGGGTTAACGTAATCTCTGAATCTTTTAAGGATTGTATTTTGCGAATCTGCATCACCCGCTTTACCTACATACATAACGTAAGAGTTACTTGGGAGATTTGAATTTTCAAAGCCAACTATAAATATGTAAACCCCTTGCTGTGCGGGGAAAGCATGCATTGCGTGATCGGTGTATTTCACTTTTATCCAATTCAATGCTGGCAAGTCTTCGCTTCTTTTATACAAGCTTGGACATATTAGGAAGGGGAAAGAATTTTTAAAAAATGACAGGTAAGCTTCACGGGCATCATCTTCATCTAGCTCATCAATAGCACTGTCTATTTCATCATTGATATTAATCATCGCTAAGCCATGATTTTTGTTTGGAATTAGATTCAATAACATGACAAATATTAGAAATAATGTCAATAAAATAATTCGGCATCTGATTATAACGAGAGATACATGGCTATGAGGGCATCTCGCTATCAGTGGTTGGAGGATTTGGTTTTTTAAACATTCAATCTCGATCTGCCCGGATAAATCCCATTTCTTAGAGTTGAAACACGAAGGACTGTAAGCAACCCCTATGCTATGGCCTGAAAGTTGTTAACTATAATGACTGGCATGCGTAATCTAGCATTCTTTAAAGAAACGAATTCTTTTAAGCTTAAAGACAGAATTTTCTGTTTCGTTGATTTCCTGTAATCAACTGTCCATAATACCAGTGTCAGCCTGAACAACTGACAAACCTGTGCGCATTTGAGGGGACTTAAATGCGCGAACACAAGCCACACATCACCTCATCTCAGATGCAGAAATGCACCTGCGATTTTCTGCATTCAGCGTTACCTCTAGGAGGTGGCGCGTGAAATCCCAACAATTCCACCTCGTTAACGACACCGTTAAACAGAACGCTATTAACTTCATTCGCCAGCTTCCTGTTGATGGCAAGCGCCCGCTGGTGCTCGATATCAAAGAGCCCACCCGCACGCTCGAGCAAAACCGGAAGATGTGGCCCCTCCTTAAAGACCTCTCTGACCAGGTCATATGGTTCGGAAACAAGTACGATTCCGACGACTGGAAAGACCTCATCACTGCTATGGTAGCCAAATCGAAGAAGCAGGAACAGCGAATGGCGCCCGGACTCGACGGCGGCGTTGTGATGTTCGGTCAGCGAACCAGTAAGATGACCATTCCCCAGATGGTTGAAGTCATTGAGGCCATTTACTGGTTCGGCACCCAGCAAAACGTCGCGTTCAGTGAAAAATCCCTCATCGAAATTGAATGGGCGAAGCGCTGGGGGGAATCCCATGCGTAAACCACGCCGTAAATGCACCGTATGCCGGGAATGGTTTCATCCGACCCGTGACGGTCAATTCGTCTGCTCGTTTGAATGCGCCAGCGCCCACGGTAAGGCAGCGAACGAAGCTGCCAAGGCTGCTGCTCAATTGGAAGCCAAAAAGCAGAAACAGCAGAAAGAGAAAGAGGAACGTAAGCGACTTCGTGAACGTCGCCTGGCACTTAAGACAAAGCCAAAATGGAGGAAAGAAGCCCAGGACGCCTTTAATCGTTACGTGCGCCTGCGTGACGCCGGTAAGCCATGCATCAGTTGCGGTCGAATGCCTGAGCAGAAGTTCGGCGGTACGATGGACTGTGGCCATTACCGTACCCGTGGCGCAGCTGCACACCTCGCATTCAATCTGCTCAACACCGCAGCGCAATGTGTCTATTGCAACCGGGATCGTGCTGGGGCGCAGAAAGCATTTGAGCAGGGGCTGATTGAGCGTATCGGCGCTGACCGGGTTGAAGCCCTGAATAATAATAACGCCGTCCGCAAGTTCGACATTCCTTACTTCCAGCGCATCAAATCAATCTTCACCCGCCGCGCACGCCTGATAGAAAAGCGCCGGGCGCGCCATCAGGAGGCCGCGTGACGTTCGATCACCTCATTCGGTACCAGGCCGAAAGCGTTGCGCGTGCATGTCTCAAGGCGATCGCGCGCCACACAAGTAAATCCCAACAGCAAGGAAAAAAACAATGACTCCACGTCAACGCCGACAGCACTTCGCAGGGTTGGGAACTATAGCTACTGCTCCCCGTAAGAGCTATCTCGGTAAATTCACACCTTTAACGGCTATCCAGTCTGGCTGGATAAAATCGCTGCTGACAGTCTGGGGGGAGAGCGTAAGGGGAGATCTTGCCCCAAAAATGCCAAGAAACCATAGTTGCTGGAATGGGCTGAGGGGAAATCGCTGGTCGGAAAAGGCGCTTGAACGTTTTACGGCCGCGCTGAACCAGGCCCGCAACGAGGGGTTCAAAGGACAGCACATTATGAAGCGCGCCCACGCCATTCTCTGGCCAAAGGAATCCGTGAGCGTAATTGAACAGGCCTTTCGCAATGATGACATCGATTTTGTGGAGCAAAGTGTTTTGCTGGCGCTGGACGCAAATGACCCGGTGTATCTGGTTGGCGTTCAGTTCTACACGACACGAAAAAAGATTTCAGACATCACTCGTGAATTACAGAATATCGCGCCCTGGTTGACTGACAGTGAAGCCAGAAGACGTGTTAGATGGTGCCTGGAGATTTTCAGGGCAAAGGTTTATCTGTCATCGCGAAAGCTACTGGCTGAGGAGTAATAAATCCTTTTTTTTGATTAATCGTGCTTATTTATGATTTTAATGTTGAAAGCGAGCCAATAAATTGTTTAATGTATTCATGCTTGGCAGAGCTAAGACATGATAACAGCGCTGTTAAGCCACAATCTGACAAATTCGAAAACCTCGCTCCGGCGGGGTTTTTGCTTTCCGGCGATACGACAGGGGTATTCGCGAGGTGCATTGCACCAGTACCCCTGTCATAGCGCCGTTTTGCAAAACGAAAAATATATAGAAGCCCCGCATGCTGCGGAGTTTTTTCGTATTTAGGGCCGGAAGCTTATTTGGTTTTGGTATGAGCGGTCTCTTGATATGGAAACAGGGGTCACCAACGACTAAAGACGCTCAAGTGACAAGTCTGACTTTGCCTTAACGATCTTACTTCAGAACTGATTCCCGATACCTTGAAGAATCAATGAGCAGTTTCAGGGCCGCTTCATAAACCAGAGATTCTTCAACCGGTCTGCCTGATTCATAGCATTCAATGTATTTGCGAGAGAGCGCTTCAAGGAGAATTTTTTTAGATAATCTTTCAGAACAACCTGACTGAATGATTTCCAGGGTAAGACTTCCTATGATTTCGATTTCGCTTTTCATGCCTGCCTCGTCAGCTCTGATGTTAAATCGGCGAAGTGTATTTATTTATACAACGGCTGTGCTTTTATTGCTGCTGCTAACCGCATCTGGTAGTAAGTATTTCGATAATTCAATACTTTAGCTCAATTTATATTCGGATTCATCCTTAATCAAAATTTCGCTTTCACGCTACGGTTTAAGTAAGGAATTTAGTGATTAAGGAGCCGCATGAGCTGGATTTTCTATTCAAAAGAATGGTTTAAGATTGTACCTCTTGCATTTGATGATGAATTTAAACTCATCCGGCCAGGAGAGCGACGCCAACTGATCATGAAAAGAGACGCGCTGAGAAGACTTGTAGTTAGACAGTATGGCTTAAGTTAGAAAGACAAGTATTTATACCATTCAATCAGGCTGCCAAATGGCGGCCTTTTTCATTTCTGGCCTCTGAAACCACACTTATATGTATCTGGAGTCCTGTTAACGTTGTGGTCAGATTAGCCGGGTGATTTGCTTAAAATTTTTATTGCAGATTCGTAATGCAGAGATTCTTCTACTGTAGAGCTGGTCTCATAGATGTAAACGTACTTACGGGTGAGGTGTTGAATCAGCATTTTTTTACTTATGTGATCTACGACCCCTGCCTGGAGAATGTCATAGACAGCGCTCCCTATAATTCTGTCTTCATGTTTCATGTCATAGCCAGCGGATGAAAAAAGAAGCATGGCACCTAATCCCCACAAATGACAGGATTGTTTCGTAAAGCTGTTCATCCATAACCCGCCTTGTGCGGGTTTTTTATTACCAGGTTCCGGGCAATCAAAACCAGATAGCCTGTCGTTAGCTGCAGCCCGAGAACCTGACCCTTTCTACTCACACAGCGCCACCCTTAAACGGAGGTGCGGATATGACACGTATGAATCAGAGTGCCGATACAGCAATCAACTGGGGGTCACTAATGTCTTTGCTGTCCAGCATGGCCGGGATTGTCACTCTTGAGAGAGTGTATATGGCTACAGCTGTAGCTGGCGCAGTGATTGCATTACTTGGTTACCTGGACAAGCGGAAAACGGAAAAGCTCGATCGCAAATCCATAGAAGAAGAACGCCGCAATCAGCAGGAACGTATTGAGTTGGATCGGGTGCGTGCTCAGGCAGTACTCGATTTTCTCAAGGGCAGTAATGATTCGCCTGCAGTGCAGAAGTCCCCCGAAGTCATTAAGGGCATTAACAAGGTACTTGATGCTGCGAAGGAATAATTTATGGCCTCTCCACGTGCAAAACTGAGTGCGGTAATGCTGGCTCTCATCGCTTCAGGTGCTTCAGCTCCGGTACTGTTCGATCAGTTCATCAGCGAGAAAGAGGGCAATGCGCTGGTGGCAGTCGTTGACCCTGGCGGCGTCTGGTCATTGTGCCATGGCGTAACGGTCATTGATGGAAAGCCAGTTATTAAGGGGCAGCGCGCAACTGAGACCCAGTGCAAGAAAGTAAACGCCATAGAGCGCGATAAAGCGCTGGCGTGGGTTAAGAAAAATATCCGCGTTCCACTGACTGAACCGCAGAAAGTTGGTATTGCCAGTTTCTGTCCTTACAACATCGGTCCCGGCAAATGCTTTCCTTCCACTTTCTATCAGCGAATTAACGCCGGTGACCGCAAAGGTGCGTGCGAAGCAATCCGTTGGTGGATTAAAGACGGTGGGCGTGACTGCCGGCTGACGAAAGGACAGAAAGACGGATGTTACGGCCAGGTTGAAAGACGTGACCAGGAAAGCGCGCTGACGTGCTGGGAGCTGGACCAGTGAAAATACGATACCTCATTGTGATTGGCGCTTTTATACTGAGCATTTTCGGCGGACTGGCCTGGTCGGCATTTCACTACAGTAAGAAGGCTGCGACAGCGGAGAGTGTAAGTCGCGTGCTCAAATCAGATAACGCGCTGCAGGGGCAAGTAATCGCCACTCAGGCATTCAACATCAACCGGCTCAATCAAACTGCTCAGACTGCCCAGCGGGCAAACGCAATTGTGGCCGGGAACAGCGAAACGACGGTAATCGAATATCGGGAGATATTACGCCATGAAAAAACGTGCGATCTGCCTGTTCCTGCTGCTATCGCTGGTGGGCTGCTCGAATACGCGAACCGTTTACGTGCCAGCGCAATGCACCCCGATCCCGTCGGGACTGACTCAGCCGATGGTGACACCACTGCCGCCAGCGGGTTGACGTACTGCCAGGCTGTTTTATGGATTGAGCCGCTGCTGGCAACCATAGAGCAGGGTAATAACAATTTCGCGGGAATCCGGGACATCGAACAACACCGCCAAAACTCAAAAGGTAATTAACGGTGCAGCAAAATCATTGTTGATAGGTGATTGTGAGCTGTACTTGCGATCTTCCTAAATTTCGGCATATAGGATTATTCTTAACTTTATGGTATTTATATCCCTAAATAAAAAAGGGGTATAGTCATGAAAATCTTGGGGTTGGATGAGCACAGGACGCTTCGTGGAAGTGGTGCGATCAAGTTTTTTGAGCTTGAAAGGGTGCCAAACAATGATTGGGTGGAGATATTTCAAAGTCTCTTCACTAATGAAAATGAACAAGCATGGGTGGAGGGTTACTGCATCGTGACAAACTGTCGAACCAGTGACATCTCCATTCGACTGACGGAATTACAGTCAAAATGCGATGAGGCGAATGCAATACTCAAGAGGAAGCAGGCTTCTCTGTAATGAGTTAGCGCTCCATGTTCAGAGCCGCCTTTAAGGCGGCTTTTTATTGCCAGCGCCCCGGCGTAGATGATGCAACCAGCCCCGGACTTACTGACGCCGCTGAACGGGATTATTTCACCCTTAGAGAGCGAATCACCATCATCACCAAACAACTGACAGGCCTGCAGGCTTATGTGCGTGAACAGTGTCTGAAATGAAAAAAAGAAGCCCTCTATGGGAGGGCAGTGTATGCAGAGTACTTCTTATGGGATTGAGGCACCTCACCAGCGTTGATTTGAGGAGTGAAATCTCATCCCTGAGTTCAACCCTGGTAAGGCGCTCTTTCCTTATGACTCGGGTTGAGTTTTGACGAAAATGATTTAACAACAAGCGTAAGCGTGTAAAAAAATCATATGGAAACGCGGGACTGAGAATGTTCTTAGATGATGATTGCTGTTGGATTCACTCGCCGACGCAGCTAAATGAAATTAAGTTATTGATTAATTATTTCGATTAGTTGGATAAATAAATTTGCTATTTTCTTCGAATGCCATAGTCTCAACTGTGGTTCTGTCGGCTATGCCAACACCAGATGACAGAGCCTGGTACCCCGGCCACATTTCCTGATGACTTCTGGGGAACTCCAGGGAAACAGGATACATCTTACTGGGATAACATTAACCAAGGTCGCTCTAATCTTGTGCGGCCTTTTATGATGATATTTTCAGAACTTAAATTAAACGCAGCAGGCCTTTGAAAAGGTTCATAATGAAAAAAGTACTGGTGTTTTTCAATGCACAACCGGTTGAAGTAATAAAAACAACCAAAATCGTGACGACAATTTTGCGCAATTACCCAAATGGTGAAGAAATCCATCTTCAGATTATGCGAGTGGGAATTCACTCGATTACGGGTGATCATAACGAAATTTATGTTGCTTCGGACAGAGAACTCTCCTCTGAAGAGATAATCAGTGCAGTAAAAAGGTTTCTTTAAGAACTATCCGGGATGATGATTCAAAGCGCCTTCTGAGAAGATAACCTATGATTTATATAAGGTTGTGTCTAAAAAAGGAGTCTGCGCATGAAACACGAAGAACTGGAGCGTAAAGCCGAGGCAGAAATATCTGCTCTTATTACTAAAAAAATTGCTGAACTACGCAAAAAAACAGGCAAAGAGGTTTCTGAGATTGAGTTTATACCGAATGAAACCATGTCAGGTCTTGAGGGTTATGAAGTAAAAATAAAGCTTATGTAAAGTAAAAAAGGCTGCTTAGGCGGTCTTTTTTATCGGCATTACAGAAGGCATTCACTGAGTGCCTGCGATAATGCTAGATTACCCCTAAACGAAGGGGGAAGCATGAAAATCGACCAAGATTATCTCAAAGGACTACTTATCGCATTTGAAGATTCGAACGAGCCTCATACCAGTATTACCAAGCTTATGGTATTGGGATTTGATCACCAGTCTGACGAATTCCGTTTTCATATTCGTTTATTACAAGACCGAGGGTTAATAGGTCGCGTTGATGGTCTACGTGGGATTGGATACTTCAGTCCAGAAAGTGATGATCGAGATGATGAGGGTTTTTTTGACGAAGTTCCGTTGAGACTAACGGCGCCTGGGCATGATTTCCTTGAAGCCATCAGAAACAAGGAAGTATGGGCTACGGTCAAAACAGGCTTTAAGGATGCAAGCCTTGGGACGCTGATTGAAGTATCCAGAAAACTCCTCGAGGGGTTCATACAGAGAAAAATAGACGGAATCCTCAATTAATTGGATCCCTCCAAAATCACTTTTCGAGTGTTGTTAAATGAAGCCACTGGCATCTGCTGGTGGCTTTTTTATTGCCATCACCATGGGCAGACCCATCGTAATGGCGATATGGCTATACACTTTTCCCGTCAACCATAACGCTGGCATCAGCTGAGCTGTTAGGGATGTAAATCCTGACCTTAGAGCCACTTTCGGTTATTACCTCAATTGTCACAGATGTTGGTGGAGCGCCAGTATCGTCGCCAGTGAAAGCGTAAACGATCTCTTCTGAGGTTTTGTCTTCAATGATTGGCATAAGGTCGCCATTAACCAAGCCAGCGTAAATCTTCACGTTGCCCATCAGCATCTCTCAAAGGTATTTAAATGGCACTCACCGACAAACAAGAAATGTTCTGTCGCGAGTACCTCATCGATTTAAACGCTACACAGGCGGCTATTCGGGCGGGGTACAGCATCAAAACTGCGAACCGCATAGCTGCCCAGAACTTGTCAAAAATTGACATCCAAAACAGAATCGCCGAACTCAAAGCGAAGCGCAATGAAGACGTCGGCATTGATGCTGATTATGTGCTGCGGCGTTTAGTTGAGATCGACCAGATGGACGTGCTGGATATCATGACCGATGACATGAGCATAAAGCCGGTGTCGCAATGGCCAGTTTCGTGGAGGCGCTACCTTAGCGGATTCGACCTAGCCGATATGTTTGAAGGGCGAGGAGAGGACCGCGAGATGGTTGGTATCCTAAAAAAGATTAAATGGCCTGACAAGGTTAAGAACCTGGAGCTGCTCGGTAAGCACATCAAGGTGCAGGCGTTTAAAGAGCAGGTCGAGCAGAAGGTCACTGCAACGCACAGCATTATGCCGGTCCCGTGCTGCGATAACGTGGACGACTGGGAAAAAGCGGCGCAGAAACAGCAGGGCGAGGTATTGGGTGGATGAATTACAAAGCCGTCTGGAAACCTTTGCCGGGATCGCAATCGCTCTCCCTGAGTTGCCCGTGTAACGAAATCCTCTACGAGGGTACGCGCGGGCCTGGTAAAACTGCCGCGCAGCTGGCGCGCTTTCGTCGACTGGTCGGCCTGGGCTATGGCTCGTTCTGGCGAGGCGTGATTTTCGATACTGAGTATAAAAACCTCACCGACATCATTACGCAGTCAAAGCGTATGTATCGCCTGTTTAACGACGGCGCACGCTATCTGGCATCGGCCAGTGAATTACGTTGGGTGTGGCCTACTGGTGAAGAGCTGCTGTTCCGTTTCGGGAAAGAAGAGAGTGACTACTGGGACTACCACGGCCAGGAATTCCCGTTCATCGGATTCAACGAGCTGACCAAGCAGCAATCAGCAGAGTTTTACGAAATGATGTTCTCCTGCCGGCGCTCATCGTTCCGTCCAGAGAACTACCCGCTGGCGAACGGCAACCTGTTGAAGCCGATCCCCCTGGAAACGTTCAGCACGACCAACCCGTTTGGCATCGGCCACACTTGGGTGAAGAAGCGATTCATTGAGCCAGCACCACGCGGCACCATCATTCGCGAAACGCAGAAGGTGTTTAACCCTCAGACCGAGCGAGAAGAGGATGTGACGCTTACCCGCGTTGCAATTCACGGTTCGTTCAAAGAGAACCCTTATCTGGATCCGCAGTACATCGCAACGCTGATGGCTATCAAAGACCCTAACCGGCGCAAAGCATGGGTTGAGGGTTCATGGGACGTTACCAGCGGCGGTCGCTTTGACCATCTTTGGGACGCGTCGGTGCACGTTATTATGCCGTTCCGCATCCCGGATAGCTGGACGGTTGACCGTTCCCTCGACTGGGGCGAATCCAAACCCTTTTCTAACCTCTGGTGGGCGCGTGCCGACGGCACCGCTGCCGAGCTACCGGACGGTAGGCAGTTCTGCCCGCCTGCCGGGTCTCTGATTCTGATTGGCGAGTGGTACGGCTGTCCACCTGACGAGTTGAACAAAGGCCTGAATATGTCCTCGACGAACGTCGCCAAGGGCGTGGCGTGGGTGGATAAGCGACTGGTGGGCGAGGAACTGGCTGAACCCGAAGAGATAAAGCTCAACGGGGTCACGCAGGGGCAATTGAATATCATGCCCGGTATCTGCAAGAAAATTGTTCCTGGTCCTGCTGACGGTGCGATCTACAACACTGGCGATGATGAGTTATCTATTGCGCAGAAGATGGAATCACAGGGCGTTAAATGGGTTCCATCCAACAAGAAGCCGGGATCGCGTGTGAACGGCGCGGCCCTGTTTGCTGACATGCTCGAGGCCGTCATTGAAGGTAAGAAACTGGAGTCAGGCACGCCTGAGAAACCAGCGTTTTACGTGTTTGATTACTGCCGGGGCTGGATAAGCCGTGTGCCAGTGCTAGTGCGCGACAGTAAGAACCCTGACGATGTAGACACCCAGCAGGAAGATCACGACTGGGATGGCACGCGATACGCCGTCCTGCATTCACCGCCGAAGAAAGTCGGCAAAGTCACCAATCTGAGGCTCTAACCCCATGCCTGATATTTCAACACCCAATCTGGACTATGGGAACATGGTGCAGGCGTGGGACATTAACGACGCCCTGATGGGTGGCACGCTGTACATGCGCCAGCTTGGCGAGGCTTATCTCCCGCGCTGGCCGAAAGAAGACAAAGAGGACTACAAAAAGCGCCTGGCGGTTGCCACGCTATTACCTGCATACGAAGAGACCATTAACCAGAACGTTGGGCGTGTGTTTGCTGAGCCAATTCAATTGGGCGAGAACGTCCCGGATGTGCTGCGAGAGTATACGAAGAACGTGGATCTGGAAGCCAGTCGCCTTGATGTCTGGGCACAGGCGTTCTTCAGTCTTGCGATGCAGTACGGCCTGTCTCATGCGCTGGTAGATTATCCGCGGGTGGATGCCGAACAGGTGAAGACCAAAGCCGACGAGAAAGCCACTGGTGCACGGCCATACGTAACCATGCTGAATCCCCGCCAAGTGATCGGCTGGAAGTCAAAGATAGTCGGCGGTAAAAGGCAGCTTACTGCGCTGCGAATAAAAGAAGTGGTGGTCGAGGACGGCGACGACTTCGGCCAGACAAAAGTTGAGCAGATCCGACTGTTGACGCCTGGGAAGGTGCAGATTTACCGCAAAGCTACTGGCGCTGATGTCCAGGTGAACTGGACGCTGCATGAAGAATGGCAAACTTCGCGGCAGGACATCACGCTTGTCACGCTCTACACCAAGCGCACCGGGTTCATGTGTGGTTCTCCGCCGCTCCTGAATATGGCGCTGCTGAACGTGAAGCACTGGCAGAGTCAGAGCGAGCAGGACAATATTCTTCATGTTGCGCGCGTGCCCCTGCTGACGGTATTTGGCCTTGGCGATGGTGAAGAGTTGGTTATCGGGTCTTCCTCGGCAACTCAATTCTCCGACCGTCAAACGCAGGGGCTCGAATACGTCGAGCACACCGGCTCTTCCATAGGTGCAGGCAAAGAGTCCCTCGCTGAGTTGGTGGAACAGATGCGACAGGCGGGCGCGAAGCTTCTGCGCACTGATAACACCTCGACAAAATCCGTAGACCAGACCTCTGAAGAGAAAATGCAGGAGCAGTCGCCACTCTACACCATGGCAACCAGCCTGGAAGACGCGATCGACAACATCCTGCAAATCATGGCTGAGTATATCGGTGAGAAGGATGGCGGCAGCGTTGATGTCCGTACCGAACTGGATGTGGAGTCGAAAGAGTTTAACCCACCAGCCGCGCTGGCCATCCAGGCGTTGCGCCAGGGGGGTGATATTCGCCGCGTGGACGCAATCAAATCCCTCCAGAAGCTGAACATCATTGATGCCGATGCGGACCCTGACGTGGTGCTGAGCGAGCTGCTGACCGAGTCGGCTTCACTGACCGAACCGCCGATAAAAGAGGTGTGAAATGGCGCGTTCCGTTAATGACCGACTGCAGGACGAGACGATAGCCCATGGCCTGTATGTGTCCCGTTATGGTACTGGCGTTGCACGGCGCATGATATCGCTTCTGAATAAGATGGATGCTGACCTTGCCGCAAAACTGCTGGTGCTGCTGGACGGCAAACAAGCGGATACCTACAGCGCCCGCCGCCTGGCATCGCTGCTCGCTGGCGTGCGCGAACTGAACCAACAGGCCTATGAGCCGATTAACGATGCGCTGGCGCGGGAGCTGATGCGCTATGTTGAGTATGAGGCCGGATACCAGTTGGACCTGTTCAGCAGCATCATTCCGAAGCAGATCGTCAAGCATGTGCCGCTGCAGAGTATCGCACCTGAGCAGGTCTACGCCGCAGCAGTGGCGCAGCCGTTCCAGGGGCGTCTGCTGAAGGAGTGGGGCCAGAAGCTTGAGGCTGATCGGCTGGACAAAATCACCAACGCTGTCCGCTCTGGGTTCCTCCAGGGTGAAACGGTAGAGCAGATTGTCCGGCGTGTAGCCGGCACACCAAAACTCAACCGTGAAGACGGGGCGATCAACGCATCCCGGCGCGACCTGGCTGTAGTGACGCGTACAGCGGTGAATCATATTGCCGCCACTGCGCGTCAGGAATTCGCTCAGGCTAACAGTGATATCGTGAAGGCCAAACAGTGGTCCTCAACGCTGGACACCCATACCAGCCAATGGTGCATCATCCGTGACCGCAAACTTTACTCGCTCGACGGCAAGCCGCTTGGGCATCAGATTCCGTATCTGCGCGGACCCGGTAAAATCCATTTCTGCTGTCGCTCCTGCGAAATTCTGGTTACGAAATCGTGGGAAGAGTTGACGATACCCTCCGGCGAACTGAGTAGTGCCACACGCGCCTCAATGGACGGGCAAGTGCCAGCGCATACCACATACGCCGACTGGCTTACCCGACAGCCTTACGCCCGGCAGGAGCAGGTGCTGGGCGTTACAAGGGCACAGATGCTGCGTGACGGTAATATCACTGTACCTGAGTTGTTTAACGACCATGGAGAGTATCTCACCCTTGAGCAGCTGACACGTGTATCAAGTCCTGGAGGCGAAAAGCCTAGATAGTGCCTATGATAAAGGCTGGTGGCGTGCATTAAGCGCCTATTCAGCAGAGTCGCCCAAGGAACTGTTTGCCAAGATAGTTTCAGCATTTGTGAATGGCGACAAGCGAAACATTTTCGACCCAGAGATACTAGATTGGCTGAGAATAAATTCCCGTACCTGACAAAAGCATTTGAACTGGCCCACGCTGAACCGCTGCCCGATGACGTTGTCGAGCAACTTGATGCTATCTGTAAGGAAGCTGGAGAAATAACACCTGAGGGTAGAATGATTGGCGTCCTGATCGGCTCTGTTTACACCAGGCTGCACAGCAAAGAATAACGCTCATTTCTGATACGAAAAATCCAATTAAGGCTGCCCCCGGGCAGCTTTTTTTATGCCTGCCGCTGAGCGGATGCGACGCGGCGCCAGGGTCGGATGACCCATTATCAATGGCCGGAAGGCTGGAGCAAAAACAATGAAACTCAAACTTGATGCTAACGGCAATGTGGTCGTTGAAAACGGTATGCCTGTCTATGTCCATGATGACGGCAAAGAAATACCGTTCGACGCGGTCGCAGCGATGACCAAAATCACTTCTCTGAACGGTGAGGCCAAAACCCATCGTGAAGCGAAGGAAGCGGCGGAAGCCAGTCTCGCGAAATTCGCTGGCATCACCGACCCGACCAAAGCGGTCGAGGCCCTGGAAATGATGACCAAAATCGACCAGAAGAAGCTGATCGACGCAGGCGCAGTTGACCAGGTGAAGGCCGAGATCACCAAGGTATTCCAGCAGCAGCTGGACGAAGCGAACGGCAAGACCAAGCAGCTCGAAACCCAGCTCTACGACGAGATGATTGGCGGCCGCTTCGGTGGCTCTAAGTTCATTTCCGAGAAGATGGCGATTCCGGCTGAGTTCGTGCGTTCCCACTTCGGGCAAAACTTCAAAATCGAAGACGGCAAGGTCGTGGCTTACGACGGGCAGGGCAATAAGGTGTTCTCCCGTACCAAACCCGGCGAATTGGCTGGCTTCGATGAAGCGCTGGAATCTCTGGTCGAGTTGCATCCGCAGAAAGACTACATCCTCAAAGCGTCCGGCAACAGCGGCGGCGGTTCACATCAGTCGCAGCATCAGGCCGGGCAAAAAACCATGAAACGCGGTGCGTTCGACGCTCTGGATGGCGCAGGCAAGCAGGCTGCCCTGAGCGACGGCGTCAGCATCGTCGATTAATCGAAAGGATATTTAGTATATGAGCAACACGCTTACTGGGTTAATTCCTACTCTCTACACCGCACTGAACCGCGTATCCCGCGAGCAGGTGGGCTTTATCCCTGCCGTGGCGCGCAATGCAAAAGCAGATGCTGCGGCCAAAGACCAGACCGTCACCGCGCCGGTAGCACCGAAAACTACCACCGTTGATATCACCCCGGCGGCAACCGCGCCAAACGATGGCGATCAAAACATCGGTACCGTGGATGTCAAAATCACCAAATCCAAAATGGCCCCGGTCAAATGGAACGGTGAAGAACAACTGGCGATTGGTCCGTCAGGTAACTACGACGTCATTTTGGCTGACCAGTTCTCTCAGGCTTTCCGCGCGTTAAGCAATGAAATGGATGCCGACCTGGCGGCGCTGTATTACAAATCCTCTCGCGCTGTCGGTGCGCCGAAAGATACACCGTTCAGCATTAAAGACGATC